TTAAGGTAGCAATTAAATTTTGGTTAGTTGTAATACCTGTTGTTGCATTAAAATCTTGATATGCAGTTCCAGCAGCTCCACTAAACGTTGCATCAGCCCATGTAGGCGTTGGTGATGTTGTTGGAAAACCTGTTGTAGCGTCAATATACGTTATCCCGACTCTTAAACCTGTTGCTGTATTTCCCGGTGATCCTGTTCTTGTTGTAACATGAAATCCAACGGCAGTAATTGTAATACTTTCTTCTGCCTGACATATCCACACCTGCGCATCACTTGTTCCATTAATAGCAATGTTAGCTGCAGCAGTTATTAAGCCACCTTGTGGCATGATAATGCGAGGATATAAAAAATCGACTTCTGTTAGTGCCATTTACATTGACCAGCGTTTCTTATGCCAAAACAACGCCCATGAAAATAAACCAGCAAGGCCAATGTGTACATACAATTCACTTATTTCCGCATGCGATAGTCTCAATGCACTCAATAACGATCCAGACGCAATCAAACACAAAGATAGTCGTATCCATGTTTTAATGATAAATGGCATGTGCTCAATAGGACTTTTTTCATGGCGCAATAAAGCCATAAATCCAGTTGTAGTTAAAGTTATAACCGAATGAGCAATAACATTAATCAGAACTTTGAGATCCACTTGATTTATCCTTTATTGCATATAAGTTTAATTTTGAAGCCACAGCTTCAACTCCACGTAAACCTAAAGTACCCATAAAGAATGAAAGCCCCAGCATATACTTAGGGTCTTTAATGTTTAACGGTGCAGCAATTATAGGCGTTAAATATGTAGCACTAGCAGTACCACTAATTACTGATAATACTAATGCGCCAAAATTTTGGTGGGACTGTTTGCTCACACCAACAATACTCCCAAAAAAGCCAGCTACAATTTGTTGAATATCGTCCACGGATAAACCTACTTTATTCATTTGGATCCCTCGTTGCTTCACTCACCTTAGTCACCTCTGGTAATTTTAACGAAAAAACAGGAAGCGTACTATCTTGTCTCATAAAAAAAGCAATGAGGGCTGTAGCCGTTGCTGGAATACCAGCACGAATACCCTCAATGCTTGATAGTAATAACGCACGAGTTACTGTCCCAAATGATGCTGAGTCAACTACATGTTGCGCTTTCCACGCTGCGTCAAATTCTGGAGCAGCACTTGCAGTAAAAGCGCCTAATGCAATGAGGATTAATCGACCCCATGCAACATTCATTACTTACCACCAGCGCTTATAACAGGAGGAATACTAAAAATACCATTTGGCGATTTATATGACGCATCCAATCTAGTCCATAATTGCATGCGGATTTGATCGTACCAATCACCCCAAAATGCACGGCCAACTATTGACGGATCGTCGTAATTTTTTAATGCAATTTTTCGTGCTGCATACGCTGGTAACGCTTGCATTAAAAGATCATCACTAATAAATGAGTACGTTCCACCATAAACTGTAAACGTACCACCTGTACCTCCCGTTGGAGTTATGGCAGTACCTCCTACAGTGTTTGAAATTTGAAATTGTGAAGAACTGAGAGATGTTGCTAACACATAATAAGTCGCGCCAGCGGTTATATTTGTGACAGTAGAGCTATCAAAAATTATTTCTTGGCCAGCAGTAAATGTATTTGCTCCGCTAATAGTCGCATTAGTCAACGTGACTGTTGCAGACACACTTGTCAGTGGACTAGGCAATCCTGCACCACGAACGGTAAATGCTGTATTAGTTGATGGAACCGGGTAGAAACCAATATTGTTATATCCAGCCTCATACCAATGAGTAGGTGTTCCAGACGTATATGTATACGCCAAATCATAAGAACGTAACTCATTTTCTCCGCAATGCAGAATTGCAGATGTGCCAATATGTAAAGTTATTGGCGCTACTAGTGTTGAATTACTAAAGTCATAGGTTCGCCCAGTGTGAGTAGACACAGTTAATGTTGTAGGTAAATAAACACATGTGCGACACATGTCGTAAGCTGCGTCATTAAGGTACTGAAAAATACCAGCACTATTTGTAGATGTTGTTCCACCGACTCCGTCTGGTATTTCTGCTACAACAGTATCGGCTGTTTCATTTAATAATCTTATTACTTCATTTTTTAAA